GAACAGCTAACAACTATCGTCATCAGCGGTTCGGACGCTTGTACATTGGTGGGGCTTTGCGCACAGCGTCCGAACACTTCACCGCGCACAGCATCGTTGATTTCTTGCATCCGCACGACCACATTACCATTATCGGTATAATTAAACGCAATGTCAAAGTGGTCATCGTATAGGTAGATAGCGTTGACAAATGTTTTTATCAATCGCTTTTGGCTGTCACGGTCTGCCATATCCAGCGCGGATAACTCTTGCAGGAAAAATAAAATCATATCCCGCGTGAGCTTAAAGCCCTCAGCCAGTCCCGCCTCAGCACGGGCCGTGCTGAGGGCTTGTTTTTGGTTTGTCAGTTCATCCATGCGGGTTTTTGTCATCTCATTGATGATGCCCAGTTCGATGGCTTTCATCACATTGGAGAGCGCCCTATCCACATCGGCTATCTGCTTATCCAGTGCCTTGATGGTATCACCGGATGTATCGCTACGCTCATAGGCGGCCCATACCTGATCGGCGATATTTTCCAGTGTAGCCGGATTTTCTAGCAATTTACCGATAGCCCTAAGCACCAGCGGCTCAATCACATCTTGTCGCACCGGTTTTTTATCGCACGACTTTTTCTTTTTGCGGTTCAAACAGGTATAGTAGCTGTGTTTGATGCCGTTGCGCCCGTGGCCGCTCTCCCCCACCATCATAGCGCCGCAATGACCGCAGAACAGTTTATCCGTCAGCAGATACTCGGTTTTAGACCATACCCGCGCGGGTGCGCGGCGATTGACCTTGAGCATTTCCTGCACCTTATCAAATGTGGCCCGGTCTGTCAGCGCGGGCATACCGCCCTCATTGCGGATGTCGTGAAAGATGTACACACCGGTGTACTTCTCATTTTTCAGCAGGCGGTGCAGGCTGTTGACGGTGAACTCGCTACCGCGAGTTGTCCTGATTCCTTGTGCGTTAAGCCACGTAACGATTTCCGAGATGGTCTCGCCGTTGGCGTATCGCTTAAAAATTTCTGTTACATACGATGCAGTTTTGGGGTCACTTTCGTAGCGCTTAGTCTCTGGATTAACTGTGTATCCCAGCATTTTGTTTCCGCCGATAGACATCGACTTCTTGGCGCTCTCACGCTGACCTCGGCGCACATTTTGCGCCAGCTGGAGCGAGTAGTATTCTGCCATGCCCTCAAGCACAGAGTCCAAAATAACGCCCTCTGGGCCGTCTGGCACATCCTCTGCAACGCGCTCCACCCTAACCCCATTCTTTTTACAGCGGTAACGGTTAAAGGCGATTTCTTCACGGTTACGACCGAATCTGTCAATTTTCCACAGCAGGATGACTCCGAATTGGTGCATGGCGGTATCGGATAGCATCTTTTGAAATTGCTCTCGATCATCATTGCGCCCGGTCATCGCCCGATCAGCATAGATGTGGATAATCGTGTAGCCATGTTGCTCCGCATATTTCTGTGCAGCGGCGATCTGTCCCTCGATAGATTGCTCGGTCTGCCCGTGGGAAGAATACCGTGCGTAAACAACGGCGATTTTGTCAACTGAACTCAAACTGTCACCCCCCCAGCCTTTTAATCAACACATAACACTTTTATTCGTTTTCAATGCAGATATCCATTTATAACAAACAAAGCAATCCCCAAAATGACCGCAGTTACAATAGATCCTATTTCGCCATTTAACAATGATTTACACTTGTCATCGATATCCTTTTGCGTTGTAAAGTCAAAGCTAAATCCGCAATCGCTACAGTATGCTATGTTTTTATGGTGAATTTTCTTTTCTACTGACGAAGAACCAATGCCGATTCGCCTTGCGTTTCGAGCACCAAAATTCGTATTAGAAAATCCCGTTGTGTATCTGTCGGATGAAGAACCTTGTGTTATATACTTAAATTTTATATTACTATTGCCGCACATCGGACACACTCTTTTTGTCGGCTTTTCTTTTGCGGCCTTGGAACGAGCAAAAAAGCAACATACCGCAAGGCCGATTGAAAAGAAAAATGCAAACTCGACTGCCCAAATGCCAACCCACATGCACAGCCCCACTATTAAAATTATCCCCATAATCGTAAACATATCCTGCACTCCTCCGCATATATTAACATTCCGTATTGTATTCTGGCAGGCCACGGCAGATGCCCACAGCCACGCCTTCGATGCGCAAATCGTTTATTTCTTCTTTCGTGTAGGTCATCGGTGTAAACCAAGGGTTTTCTGGCTGTAAAATCACAGTGTCATCATGCCGATAAAAATGTTTGAGCGTTGCTTCATCGTCAATCAGTACCGCCGCTATCTGCCCGTTTTCGACATTTGGCTGAGAACGGATGCAGACCAGATCGCCGTCCTGAATTGTCGGGGACATCGAATCGCCCTTGCATACTAAAGCAAAGTCGGCTTTCCACAAAGACGATACACCTATATACCGTTCTATGTTTTCCTGCGCCAGAATCGGAGTGCCGCAGGCAATGTTACCAATCACGGGAATGGCCTTTGTATCGGGTAACGGGATGAACCCTTTAGGGACGGCTTTGCCTTTTGCCTCGTGCGCCGCATCGCGCTCCATCGCCTGCCAATCCTCCCACACGAGGCGACTGTTACCATGATGTTTTTCCGTCAATTCATTAAGGATCGCATTAGGAATAGCGTCAAGCCGATTATCTGGGTCATCGTCCCAATTATAATCATCTGTCGTCCACCCAATTAAATACTCTGGCGTGGTTTTTAATGCATGGGCAAGTGCAACTATTTTACTGTGATAGGGGTCAATTTTGCCCGCTTCAATTTTTGCAATGGTTGAGCGCGTTCCGTATCCGACTGTTTCAGCAAGTTCAGCCTGCGAAATGCCGAGACGATTCCTGCACAACCTAATTCTATCACCTATGGAATCCATAAAAACCTCCATATAGCGTAATGTATAAAGTTTTCTTTATATAATATCTTACTACATAAGTGACTAAAAATCAAGTTTTTTTTACTTTTTTAAAAAAAGCTGTTGACAAATAATCACTCTGGTGTTATGATGCGTGTAGTGATAAATAATCACGCCCCGAATAGAGAGGAGGTTTGATAAAATGTTCAACAGTTTACTTCTTGAAATGGCAATCACCCGTTCGCAAATTTCAAAGCGTACTCTTGCAAAAAAGCTCGGCATATCGGAGCAAGGGCTTTATAACAAGCTGAACGGCATTAGCGAGTTCAAGGCAAGCGAGATCCGTGCCCTAACCGATGAGCTGTCTCTGTCCGCGCAGGAACGAGAAGATATTTTTTTTGCAAAAGGGTGATTATTTATCACTCTTCGGAATGAGAGGTACAGCATGGAAAGCAAAATGCAGATATTTGATAGTGCCCAGTTTGGGCGGATTCGCACATTTGATGTCAAAGGCAACCCATGGTTCGTGGGCAGAGATGTCGCAGTGGCTCTTGGGTATAAGGAAACCGCGAAGGCTGTTCGTGAGAAAGTGGACATCGAAGATAAAGGGGTGTCCGAAATAGACACCCCCGGCGGTAAACAGCAAATCACAATCATCAATGAATCCGGCCTTTATTCCCTTATTATGTCCAGTAAGCTACCGTCTGCCAAGCAGTTTAAGCGCTGGATTACATCTGAAGTATTACCCAGCATCCGTAAAACTGGCGGTTACATAACCCCCGAATCCGTACAGTCGAGCGGCCCCATCAGCCCACGGCCAAAGTTTCTCAGTCAAAGCGTTGCGGAAATGATGGCCGAGGCAAAAATCTGTGATTCCCGTGTTTCCTTGGCAAATCAATGGCTGACACTGTTCCAAATCGCCACTGACCCAGAGATCAAAGAAACTTGCATGCTAAAAGCCGCATCCGTGCTGAACGGCGGCGTGGACATTACATCAAAGCCATCAAACCCGACGACCTTGTCCTCTGGTGAAAACACGGCATCGGCAATGTCAGTTTCGCAGGGCGACCACGAGCTGCTGAACGCCCGTCAGGTCAGCGAGCTCATCGGCATCGCACCGCAGCGTATCGGAAGACTTGCAAATCTAAATAATCTGAAAACCGATGAATATGGCGCATGGCTGGAATACGATGGCCCGTTTGGTAAAAAACGCAGATTTTTATATAACCGCAAAGGCGTTGAACACCTGCGTGAAATCACTCAGAAATAGTACATCCAACAGAGAGGTACAGCATGGAAAGCATCACAATCGACTTCGATAGGATTCCAGATAAAGAAAAGCGAGTTCTGGGCGACACGCTCTTTACGGCCTGCAAGGCGTTCTACGAGAATCCTGACAACCTTGCCCGGTACAACGCATGGAAAGCAAAGAGGGAGGCCGCTCATGTATAAGATCGTGAACCTCACGGGCCGCATATCGCTTTTCTTTGTGATTGAAGTCGCTATGTACTACGCCATGTTCGACCCGCTTCTTCGCGTCTTTTTTGATCTCCCCATTAACCCATTGATGTTCATCGCATCGTGGGCGCTCCTGCTTGTCGCCGCCATCATCGACGATACGATTCTCCCCGTTTTCAATTACGACAAGGGCACCGATGCCCACGTCAAATAAATTTTGGAGGTAACACACCATGATCGAACTGAAAGTAACCGTTGACGCTCCCGAACTGAGCGCCGCCATCAACCATCTGGCCGAGGCCATCGAAAGCAAGGGCGCTGACGCCCCCGCCGCTCCGGCAAAAAACTCCCGCAGCAAGAAAGCTGCTGCCAAAACTGCCCCGGACGCACCTGCGGTTTCTGCTCCTGCCCCGTCTGAGCCTGTCACTCCCCCGACCCCCGTTGAA